CTGCTACATCAGGCACCTCATTGTTTTCAAGACCAGCCAAGACAATTGAATGTCCGTTTCTGTCTGATTTGATAACACCTGAAGTGTATTCTGATCCATCATTGATTTGTAGACCTTCATCAAGTCCTAATGCTACATAAGTACCATCAGCTTTCTCAACAATTGCTACCACTTCATTTTGTCCAAGTAAGTGGATCTCAGCACGCAGCTCCTTTGTATCTGATGCTAGGATCATGTTCAAAGTTTGCTCATACCATAAAGTTCCATTCTCTTTGTTTACTCGGATTGGCGCAGTGTAGCTAGATAAATTTGATTTCAATTTGTACTGGAATACCTCACCAGTGACAGTCAACGTAGTAATCTCATTGCCAGTCAATGTTGGCCCAGTTGCAATTGATCCTATTGGGAACAAAATAACAGATTTGATACCACCTTTTCCATTGGTACATGTTCTGTCATTAAACCCAGTTGTCATATTACATGCCATCTCTTCTGTATTTTTTAAGTTAGGGGAGACCTAAGCCTCCCCATATTTGTTAATTAGTTAGGTGATCCAGTTCCGTTCCAAACTCCGATTTGATCCAAGAATGGTACTTGTACACCAGCTCTGAATTTAGATCTGATATAGATAACATCATCATCTTGAGAATACCACAAATCGTAGTTATCAAAGTCAGAAGATAAGTCAGTTCCGAATACAAAGTGAGATGCTTTCCCAGTGTAGATATTGTCAAGACCATTAAGTCCTGGTACCTTAACCACTCGCATATCTGTACCTGGTACGATGATCTCTTCCATTGTAGCAATTTGTGCTGGGGAATAGTGGAAGAAATTAAGATCAACCAAGTTCTTCATCAAGTAGTTGAAGTTCTCACGGCCAGCAAAACATACAAAATCACTAGCTTCAGCTACAGCTTCAGGAGAATTTGTAAAACACTCATAGAATACATCATAAGCGTTTGATGCATCAATGCTTGCAGTTGCAGAAGTGTTCAAATTCACACATCCGTTAGCAGTAGTCAAGAATTGACGGTATCCATTCATCCACTGAAGATTACCAGTACCAGTTGCTTTGTTACCTTTCCAAATCAATTTGTCTAACTCAAGAGCATGTAAGCTCAAAAGGTAGTTAGTGATTTGTGCTTCAAAAGGAAGTTCTTTGTCCTCAGCAGATGCACCTGGGCGCAATGCCAATTGAGTCCAAAATCCAGCCAAATCTTTTTGACAGAATCTCTTCATGTATCCAAGAGTCTCAACAGCAATTGCACGATCAGTGAATACTGTATCTCCAGCTGGTGTCATTTCGCAATCTCCAGCTTGGTAAGTCAAAGTGTCATCCAATAATTTGATCTCTTCAGATCCTTTGATACCTTCTTGAATTGTGATGTAACGTAAAGTTTTAGCTTCAGTTACTGATCTAGTGATTAGATCTTCTCTTTGCTCGTCTACATATGCTGCCAAACCTGACACATCATAGTCGAATTTTTGCTTGATAAACTTTTTTAAGCTCATTTTCTTTGTTATTTAATTTGTGATTTAAGGAATAATTGACGTGATGTCAATGTGCTATTTGTTCTTGCGAATTTCTCGCTTTCAGTTGTGCTGTTTGAAGGCATTGCTTTGAATGATTCAAAATCATTTTTCATTGCTGCCATCTCAGTGCGAAGTGTTTCATTATCTGAAGCAATAGTCTGCATCATTTCACCTATAGCTTCTACAGCTGTAGAGAATGATGACATCTTTGCATTCACAATTGATTCTACTTGCTCAGCACTCATTGATTCTTCTTTCATTTCTTCTGCATTGATAGCTGCAATGACTGCTGTTGCAATGTCATAGGCTTGCCCCATTTCAATGTTCAAAGTTGCAGCGATTGCCTCTGTAGCTCTCTCTAGTGCTGCCGGCATCTCTTCAATGTCAATAGCTTCAAACTCATCAGAGCTTGCTGCTTGTTCTGTTGCTCTCTCATCAATAACCTCTAACACTACACCATTGGCATCTGTTATGATCTTGATTCCAGTAAACTCACCACCTAATTCATGTGTGCCTTCAGGAGCTGGAATCTGCTCACCATCAGCAACAATAAATACAGTAGTTCCCACTGCTAGTTCACCCTCATATGATACAGCTGTACCATCTAGCAAAACTGCCTCACCAAATGCTTGAGCTTCTGTTGTTTCAGTAGCTTCAGCAGATGTTGAAAACATTGCTTTCATGTCAGCAATTGCATCCATTACTTTTTTGAAGTTCTCGTTCATTTGTTTGTTATTTAATTATACTATGTTTAATTGTTCCACTTAGATCATTCAATGCCTTGAATATCTGTGCCATCATCTCTGATTCAATAGTGCGATCTGTTGCTGTGATCTGAAAATATCCCTCAACACTAAAGCCAGTAAACTTGCCTTCCTTAGCTTTCTCCCATACATCCTTATCAGTTACCTTGTAGCTGACAATCCAAGATCCATCATTTGCATCATGGAATCTCTCAGGAGCTGTGAATCCTTTGTCATTATCTATCTGATAGCTGTGGATCATGTAGATTCCATCAACTACATTGGATGAATTGTGCTCAATGTTTACATTGTTGAAGTTGCCTCTCCTAGCATAGTCATGAATGATGTCCTTAATAGCAGCCTTTGTGAATACCACATAATACTCCTCATTGCTATCCTCATCATATCTGTAGATAGGTGTATCAGCAGAGATAGCCACACCAGTGATCACTTGCTCCTCATCATTGAATTGAAATTTCTTAGCTTGTGAGAATGTTTGAAAACTTATCTCATGCGCTGGATCTCTCACCAATGAATTAAATTCAACAGATGTCTCTGCTTCATTCAAGTCAATTGAGATTTCATAAATAGGCAATTCCTTCATCATATTAGATAATATGTATTTTTGTTCCATGATTCTAGTATACCCACATAAACAAGGCAAGGAAGGCAGCACAATACAGCACTCCATAAACTGGGCCTTAAAGAGATATCCTAATGCAGAAGTCTATATCATTGGTGATCATGTCAGAGGATATAATAATCTAATCCCTGATGCAAGGTCATCTGTCAGAGGATGTGATGTGACTCACAAGCTGTTGACATTTGCCAGGCACATTGGCGGCAAGTTCCTATACATGAATGATGATTTCTTTATTGGTCCCAAATTCAATGAGGATACAGTGATGTCAAATGGCAATCTGATGATCAATGATCTTCATGCACCCACATATCAGGAGGCTTGTCAAAATACTATGGATGTGCTCAAATCTATGGGATGCACTACAATCAATTTTGAATGTCATCAGCCAGTCATGATGGAAAGTCAGAAGCTGATTGAATTGTTTGACTCAATATCTTGGGATGGCCATAATCACTTTGTCAAATCACTATATCTTAATTACTACCAGGTACCACATTCACCTGGACAAAATCTGAAGCTAGGCAGTGACATAAAAAAGGCCCAACAATTGCTGGACCTTTATGGCTCATTCTCATGCTCAGATCAGTGGATGAGAGGGAACACACAAGTAAAATTTCTTACCACACACTGAGCTTGTTCTGAATAGCCACGTTATTCTGTGTGCCAGTGATATCAGACTCTAAGACATACACTTGATTGATTCCAGCTGATTGTTGTGCAGCCAATCCAGTAAGATCAGTCTGCTGTGTATTTGTGTTAGCATTGGCACCACCTAATTCATTGGCTGAAGCTCCAGCAGATACACCTCCGCTAGTGTCAAATGTTGGCGCAGTTCCTGATTGATATTTTGTTGCAGCAATGGCAGCTATTTGTGTTGCACCAATCAAAGCAGCTGAAGCTATGGCAGCGATACCAGCTGGTGATGGAGGAGGACCAAACTGAGCAATTCCCTTCACAATAGCTGATGCAGTATCTATAGCTGCTTGACCTATTCTCAGAATCTTATCACGTTCAAATTGTTTCTTTTTAATAGCCTCAAGTGCATTGAAATTCTTTAGCTCAATCTGATACTTTGCAGCTGCATAGTTGTCATCAATTGCTTTCTTTTGATCAGCTGTTAAGTTCTGACCTTCTAGCTCTTTCTTATGCTTGGCATCCAATGCAGACAGCTCATCATTTGCTCTAGTTTGCATGTTCTGCATCCTTGCATCTTCTAGTGAGCTGAAGGCATCATTTAAGGCACTGAATTGGTCAAAGATAAACTGAGCATTGTCCAGCTGTTTTTGAAGTCTCTCAGCTTGATATTTATTTTGAATCTTGGTAATCTCTTTTTGCTGTTGCTCTTCTAATTTAATAATATCAAGGCCATATTGTTCAGCTCCAGTAATCAGTTTGAAGTATTTGTCTGTCACTGCTTGCTCTTCTGTCTGTTGAGCAGTCAATAAAGCTGCATTATATTCATCAAAGAAAGCCTCTTCTGTTGCAATCTCTTCCCTTCTTAGAGCTTCTTTACGATTGAATTCAGCTTGATCAAGATCTCTTTTTTCTTTCGCTGTCTTTTCAGCTAGATCAATCTCTATCTGTGCATACTTAGCCTCAATATCATTCAAGGAATTTTTCAAAGCCAGCCTCAAGGTAGTAGTATCTTGATTGTTCTTGACTGCTAGTGCTATAACCTCGTTAAATTTCTTCTGTTCTGCTGCAATCTCTTGCTCCTTATTAGAAAGCATTGATAGATTGAAGGCATCCTCAACCTCTTTTATCTTAGCTAGATCTTGTTTTCTTTGCTCTCTTGCCTTATCAGCAGCGGCCTTTGACTTGTCAGCTTGATCTTTCTGTACTTTCTCAGCGTTCTCAGCTACCTTCTTAGCGTTATCTTGTACCTTCTTAACATTCTCAGCTGCATCAATTGCTCTCTGCTGCTTGATATCTGCATAGTAGTCTTTGGCTTGTTGGCCCAGCTTGACATATCTTTCTCTTGATGTAGTCAGTTGCTCTCTGATCTTGGCAGCTTCATCCTCATTCCCCTGATCCAGCATCTGCTGATATCTCTTCTGTAAGTTCTGGAATGCATACTGCTCTTTGACTCTTGCATCTTGTCGGGCCTTTGCTAGTATCTCAAGATTCTTAATCTCAGCCTTGGTGATCTCTTCATCAGTTGCACCAGCAGCCTTCATCAAAGCTATTCTGTTGCTTGTATATTTCTGCAATGCACTGAATGAATCATCAAGAGCTTTCCTACCATTCTCAAGGCTCTTGTTAAATTTCTCATTTGACTCAGCAGCTTCAGCACTATTATCACCAAACGCAATAAAGGCTCCAGCTATAGCAGCTAGTGCAGCAATGATCAAGAATATTGGATTGGCTTTCATCACAGCATTCAATGCTTTCATGGCCAATGTTCCCAAATTGGTAGCAACAGCAGCGGCCTTCTGACCTACACTCATAGCTGTAGTGGCCACGGCATTACCAGTAGTTACTGCTGTATTCTCAACAATGAATGCATTCTGAATCTTCTGCGCTACATTTCTAAGCTGAATCCCTAGAATAGCCTCTTTATTCAAGTTGTTAGCAACAGTGCTCACTGCATTCACCACACCTTGCACAGCTTGCAGCTTCACCATTGTCTGCACCAATTGCTCAGACTCTACACCAGTCAATGCAATGGCTGACTGAAAGCCTCCAAAGATAGCTGCTCCAGTATCAATCCCAGCTAGTGTTGTGTCAAGGCCCACAAAGTCAGAGGAGAGAGCTGTAGTTTGTGCCTTCAAATCACCTATCTCATCTTTCAATGCAGCAGCATTACGGATGGCATCTGCACCCACTGGTGACTCAACACCAGCTTGAGCTGCAATAGTCTGATATTGCTTCATGACTTGAGTCATCTCTCTCAAGCTCAATCCTCCAGCTTCAACCCTTGCATTAAGTTCTGCTAATTTCTCAGCAAAGGCATCTGTGCCAGCATCTGAGGCAGCAGTTTTCTGTGTTGCTTGCAGATCCTTATTCAGATTGTTGACTGCCTTGTCAAATGATTGCACATCTTGTACACTGTTGCCAGTGTCAACCCTTAGTGAAAATACTGCTTCCTTATTTGCCATGTCTATATTCAAAAAAAGGCTAGTCACCCAGCCTTCATAAAGTTAATATTTTATCTTATTCCGCTGGTGGGAATGGTGGTGTAGGTTTAGGATTGTAAGGTATTAAATCCAAGTCCTTAACCCATAGAAATTTTACGTTTGTGCAGAAGTTCATTTCCTCAGTTGAGATAATCCAATTGTCATCCGCATCTTGAATAGGATTAAAGTAGCTATCCTCAGTGTATTGCTGACCTACCAATTCATCTTTCTGTACCTCTGTAAGAAGTCCTACATAGTTAGGATATTCTGCTTGTGTTATGTCTGTTAGTTTCATTATACTTGTCTTGATAATGTAGTTTGAAACGCTTGTACCGCAGTGTAATAGTTAGCGGCATCCGTAGCAGTAAAATTAGAACCAAATCCACCAAATGCTAACTGTCTATTTGAATATCTTGGTGATGCTAAATTACCCCAATCTGAGAATATCAAATCTTTATTAGTCATTGCAACAGCTAAATAAGTGGTATTTATTAATGACGTTGAATTTCTAAATGCTCTTCTTCCGTTAGAAGAATTATTAAAGAAAATATAATTACCTCTTGAATCTGAATTAGCAACTGTTATCCTTTCATTTACCCTCGGAATATCCATATATAAAGAACCTGATAATCTTGTCAATACTTCTACTGCTATAGTAGTATTAGTTTCATTATATGCACCCAAATCAGATAATAAACCATCTGAATCTGTTCTACTATAAAAATTCAACATATAATCTGTACCAAAAGACGAAGCTAAAATACCAGTGTTTGCATAGGCATTTGTTCCATTAGGTAGTGAACCTGTACTTGAATGTGTCCATCCTCCTACAAAACTTAATTGATTAGCTGCCGTATTCATAAAGTTATATGAATGCTTGACTGAAGTACCTCCAGCAAATGGATATAATGCAGTCATCTTAGCAGTCAGTCCATAGGTAGTTAAGTCTGTTTCAA